ATTTCCAGACAATGATACTACGATTGCTACAACCGCAGCTATCAACGACAGAATTATTGACTTAGTTGATGATGTAGGTGGCTTTGTACCTATTGCTAACGAAACATCTTTTCCTACAGCTAACCCTGACGTAAACAATGGAGCTGGTACTCTGGTATCTATCAAGGCTATAGGCAGTACACGTACACCAAGTACAGGTACAGTCACTATTGCAAATGGAGCTGGATCTGGTAATACTGTAACTATTACAGGCTGTGGATCTACAGTTCTTACAGCAGGTTTTGGTGTAATAGTAGAGACTACAACTACATTACATACATACGCATTTCATAGATTAGTACCAAAAGCTACTGAGGTAACAACTGTTGCTGGAATATCATCAGCAATATCTACTGCTGCAACAAACGTAGCAGATATAAACAATTTTGCTGATAAATATATAATCGCTACATCTGCTCCTACAGCAAGAGCTGATAGTTCGTCATTACAAACTGGAGATCTATGGTTTGATAGTTCTTCTAATAAAGTGATGATGGTCTATGATGGGTCATCAGGAGACGGTTTCTCATCTATTACACCTAGTCAGTCAACTATTACCAATATTAATAGTGTAGCTGGTTATGTAACCTTTACCGAGGACTTAGGAGCTATAACAGATGCTGTTAATACTGGATCAGGTAATAATGCTATTAATACTGTTGGTTCAAATATAACTTCTGTAACTACAACTGCTACAAGTATTGCAAATGTCAATACAGTTGCGGCAGCAATAAGTAATGTAAACACAGTTGGAGGAGCAATAAGTAATGTAAATACAGTTGGAGGTTCTATTGCTGATGTAAACCGTTATGCAAATGAATATAAGATAGCCTCTTCTAACCCCGGAAGTCCATCTGCTGGTGATCTTTGGTATAATAGTACAGGTAACACTTTAAACTACTATAATGGTAGTTCTTGGATTGGTATTTCACCCGGTATCAATGCCGTAGTCTCAGACACAAGTCCTGCATTAGGTGGGCACCTAGACTGTAATGATAAGAATCTTACAGAGGTAGGAACTGTTAGTGGAGACAATTTACAAATCGACTTTGGATCAATTGCATAATGGCAAAACAATTAAAATTAAGACGTGGTACAACTACGCAACATAGTAGCTTTACCGGAGCCGAGGGTGAACTTACTATTGATACAACAAAAGATACAGCTGTTGTACATGACGGCTCACAAGCTGGTGGTAGACCTTTATTACGTGAAGATCTGAATAATCTAGCTACAGGAGCTATTGCAACTGCTAAGATAGCAGATGATGCAGTAACAGCTGATAAACTAGCTAACACAGCTGTATCTGCTGGTACTTATACAGCAGCAGATATTACAGTAGATGCTCAGGGTAGAATAACATCCGCAGCTAGTGGTGCGATAGCAACTGCTGAGATAACTGACCTAAATGTTACTACAGCAAAACTTGCAGCCGATGCTGTTACAGGAGCTAAAATAGCAGACGATGCTATCGACTCAGAGCATTATACTGACGGAAGTATAGATACAGCACATATAGCAGACTTAAACGTTACAGGAGCTAAAATAGCTGCCGATGCTATTACTGGAGCAAAAATAGCTGATGATGCTATTGACTCTGAACATTATACAGATGGTAGCATTGATACAGCACATATAGCAGCCGATCAGATAACTGGTGCTCTGATTGCAGATGATGCAGTTGGTTCTGAACATATAGAAGTATTAGATGCTGCTCTTCAATTTGGTGATTCAGTTAAAGCTCAGTTCGGTACAGGAAATGATCTAGAAATTTATCACTCAGGATCTCATAGTTTTATAGATGATACTGGTACAGGTGATATGTATATAAGAGGAAATGATGCTCTTAAAATACAAAACGCTGATGGTAGTGAACAGAAAATCGTTGCTAATACAGATGGTTCAGTAGATTTATATCATGACGGCAGTAAAAAGTTTGAAACTACAAGTGCTGGAGTTACAGTTACTGGTACGGTAACTGATAGCTTAGGTAATGTTAGAACTATACCAAAGCAAGCTGAAACCAGTGCATATGTAGCTGTA